ATGAAGACATAGGATGGGCAAAAGTTAAGAGTGTTAAAAGTATTGGGAAACATAGAACGATATCTATTTCAGTAGAAAATACAAATACATTTATAACAGACACCATAGAACATAACACAGAGACTCTATGTGTTAAAATGATGCATTATGCATATACCAACGAGTACACAACTTCTTTAGTTATAGCGCCTTATAAGAACCAAGTAGGGTTGATATTTGATAGGCTTGAGTATTTTTTGTCAACCAGCCCCGGGATAAAGGCTTCGATAAAAAGAAACACAAAGAATCCATATAGGGTTGAGCTTCATAATGGGTCTAAGATAATGGGCTTTACTTCGGGAACAAGGACTGGGGCCAAGTCAACTGGTATTCGCGGTCAGGACGCGCATGCTATATTTCTTGATGAGGCAGACTTTCTTGGAAGTAGTGATTTTGAAGTTATACTTGCTATCCTGGCGTCAAGACCAGATTGTTATCTATGGGCATCTTCAACTCCCATAGGAAAGCGCGAAATGTATTGGAGATGGTGTACCGATAAATCTCTCGGATTTAAAGAATTTCATTATCCATCTAGTGTAAGTCCTGCGTGGACAAAGGAGACTGAAATCCTTGAAAGATCCATGTATTCTGATCAAGGATACAATCATGAATTTGAAGCTAACTTTGGTGAAGAAGCAGAAGGTGTATTTCTCAATAGACATGTAGATGCATCAATTTCAAAGTTTAAGCTAGGCAAGATAAGAAGAAATAATAATTCATTGTATACCATGGGCGTTGATTGGAACACGTCTGAGAATGGTACACATATAATAGTTACAGAGTGGAATCAAGAGCTTAATGATGGAAACGGTTCATACAGACCCGTGGAAAAATTGATAATAGGTCAAACAGAATTTACTCAGACAGTGGCATGCGAAGAGATTATAAGGTTGAATAGCAAGTGGGATCCATCAGCAATATATGTTGACCAAGGGTTTGGATATGCTCAGATAGAGATGCTCCACAAATATGGATTAAAACATACGGATACTAAGTTGGTACAAAGAGTAAAGGGTATAAATTTCGGTGATAAGATTGAAATAAGAGATCCCGCAACAAAGCAAAAAGTAAAGAAGCACATAAAGCCTTTTATGGTAAACCTTTGCGTTAAAAGACTTGAAGACGGATATATGATGCTTCCGGAAGAAGAAGACATAAAACATGGTCTCGTTGGACAAATGAGGGATTACACTGTCATAAGAAGATCGGTAACGGGGCAGCCAATATTTTCAGATGATGATGATCATTCTCTCGTAGCTTTTATGCTCTCTGTTTACGCCGCGACTATGGAACACAGTGATATGGTAAGATTAAACGTTGTTCCACATCTCGCAATAGCAGGAAGATTCGGGGAAAAGAAAGATAAGGATTTTGTATTAAATAGAAAGAAAATAGAAGCCAGCAAGAAAGAGGGGGTAAGTATAGTACCAAGGTGGAGCGAGTCAAAATATTTGTTTAACGATACAACACTTAACAAAACATTAGATCTTCAAAAGAGAAAACAACAATTTGGAAACAAGAGAGCTAAGACGGTAAAAGAGCTTAAAAGATTCAGACAGTCAATAGGGAATAAGAGCAGATCAAAATTTTAGTTTGCTGCCACCCCACTCAACTCATCTGAGTTGAGACCCAAAACCTTTAAAGGGGTTTACTAGTGGTTGATCCCCGTCAGCCACTAGTAGATCGGGCAAGGAGAATAATGGCATTAAGTAAAGAAGAAAGCGGCAGAATAGGATATCAACCAGATGTTCAGTGGCATCTTGATAGGATGTACGCTATATCTTCTGGCACGGAAGATCAGAACAAAAAGTATAGACCATCTGACGAAAAAATAGATCCTATGGGGTTACTTAATAAATTTAAGGATCTAAGAAAAAAAGCAGAGAAATTAGATGGTGCCATAGATGCTCTCAGTACTGCGGAAAAAATACCGATAGACATTGTCAGACAACCAAGGATAAGTTCTATTGTAAAAAATCTTGATTCATCTAGCAACGGGGAATATATATCATATGAATTGTATAAGAATCTTTCTCTTCAAGCAGAAAATGGGACGAAAGCACTTTCTTTAGATTGGGTTTTAGAAAACAATACGAATGATGTTCAGGCTAATTCAGACCTCATAAGATATAGATATGGTGTTGGGATGCGAGGGGTGGTAGAGGAAATAAAAAGTGATACACTTGACAGTGTGCAAGCTTTGATTGAAGACGAAACGGTTGTTGGGCAAGTGCTTGATTTTTCCAATAGGTTTTTAAATAATACTAGAGATGTTGAATATATACCTTGGAATTTTAAGTCAGACGTAAGAAGAAAGCTCACGGAATATGATGATGTTGAAAAGTTCTTATCTCAGTACACAGATTTAACCGAGGGTTTATCAGAGTCTGTAGATCTTATGCCAAGTTCACCCCTTGATCTTGCCAGAGATTTTTATGATGCATTTACTGGAAAAGCTGATTCTGATAATAGTTTTTTTGGAAAAATAAATGATGTGCTTGGTTTTAATTATACTGCAGATCTTGTTTGTTGTTTTTCTGGATGGGCAAGTGGTTTAGATTTAAAAACATTAAAAGCTCTTAAAATGATACTCTCTTTGGTTGGAAACGGAATGGGCTTAGATTTTGGAAAATTGTTAAACGGTCTTATAGATATAATAAATAATATATTTAAAAACGTGATAGGATCAGCGCTACTTGGATTAGTAGATTTAATTTTTCAACTAATAACAAATCCAATAAGAAATTGGCTAAATACGGACGACGAAAAGTGGAAGAAAATATTTTTATGTACTCCAATAGACGAGCTAGTAAACACGTATATTCTTGGTGGGATTGCATATTTAGAAAATATGATCATAGACAAGCTAAGTGATTATTTGACCATGTTAGAGATTGATGCTGAATTTGAGGAATGCAAAGTAAATCTTATGGGTAAATCAAAAAAATTAGACATGATCATAAAAGTTCTAGACATGATACTAGATACATTAAGTAAGCTTGCGTATTGTGGACTTGAATCGGACAAATCAAGGGTAGTAGATGAGGTTGCAAGAAATATTCAGAATATAGAAATATCTCCAAACTGGAATTATATATACCCAAAAGAAGGAAATCCAAATAGATACAATAGTTTCACAAGAGATATAACAACTGTTGAACCTATAATTAACCCTGAGACGGGAGCTGAAGAAATAGTAGAAAGAACCGAAACAGTGTTTATAGATGAGATATCTACAGATAAAATATATCTTACCAAAAACAAAATAGATTCATGTCTCAACAAGATTGGTGACGATTCCGTTTTTTCTGTCCAGGAGTGGATGGAGGAACTAAAGATCAATTCCACGGAGGGAATTAATGTTTAACCTGCTAAGCCAAAAGAAAAACATACAAGACAAACCAAAGAAAAAACAGAGCATACTAAAGCCTGGCAAAATAAAGAGAATAGGATACCCCGGGAATGTGTATAATGTTAGCCCGTCTTACGGGAATCTTGCTATAGGAAAAAGGGGAATATTTCAAAAATCAGAGTATGATCTTGGGGAAGTTGCAAGAGTGGTTGACATAGAGGCTTATGTTAGACAAGCATTTAATAAACATGTTGAATTGTGCCTTAAAGAGGGATATCAAATAAAATCAAGAAATCCAGAAGCTACCATGTACGTGAAAAGAAGGTTAAGGGAGATAGGTGAATCTACCGGAAGAACGTTTGACTCATTGTTAAGAGGCATAATATCGAATATGGTGAGTTTTTCAAATTGCTTTGTGGTTAAAGTGAGAGATAAGGAAGCTTCAAGCGGAGAGTATAGAAGGGATTATAAGGGCGAAAGGTTAGCACCAGTAGCGGGGTATTTTATTTTAGACCCCACAACAATGGAGATAAAGAGAAATTTACATGGAAAAGTTTACGGATATTTACAGAGGATGCCTGGTGCAGGCACATACCCAAAGTTCAAGCCACATGACATTGTTCATATGTTCTACAATAGGAAGGAAGGTTTTGCTTTCGGGACTCCCTATGTAATCCCAGCTCTTGATGATATACGGTCTCTTAGAAGGATGGAAGAAAACATAGAGATGCTTACGCTTGCACATTTATATCCATTATATCAATACATAGTTGGAACGGAAGATCACCCAGCAGAAGTGTATGAGGACGGAACAACAGAGGTTGACTTAATAAAGGACGAGATTGAAAGTATGCCCACAGAAGGGAGCATAGTTACTCCTGAGAGGCATGATATAAAAGTTTTAGGGGCCGACGGAAAAGCTTTAGATATAGGCCCATATTTAAAGCATTTTGAGATGAGAGTTCTTGCTGGACTAGGCATATCAGAAATAGCCCTGGGAAGAGGCGGCACAGCCAACAGGAATTGTTATTCTGAGGATACTCAAACTTTAACTGATAATGGATGGAAGCATTATTGGCAGATTACGGACGAAGATAAAATAGCAACTTTTAATCCAGAAAACAAAGAACTAGAGTTTCATGAGCCAAATGGTAAAATTTTGCTCCACGATTATTCTGGTAAAATGGCTCATTTTAAAAATTCAAAAATAGATGTCTTGGTAACCCCTGACCACGATATGTGGGTGGGTTATCAAACTTTAAATAATGGTATAGATTGGAAAAAAGAACATGCAGATGATATTAGAACCCATCAGTTTAATTTTTTAAATACTGTGGAGTGGGGTGGAAATGATATAGAATATTTTGATTTACCATATGTTCCATATAAAAATAATATTGTTTTTGCTAATTCTTGTGAATTTCGCAACATAAAGATGGAAGACTGGCTAGAATTTTTAGGATATTTTGTTTCAGAAGGGACTTTAGCAAAAAGTGAAAATAAATGGGCAATTTCAATATCGCAAAGTTCTACAAAAAATCCATCAAAAACTCAAATTATAAGAAATTGTCTTTCGAGGCTTCCTTTTAAGTTTAATGAATATACAGATAAAGTTGACGGCACAACAAGATTTTGGATTAACTGTAAATCATTGTATTTATATTTGCAAGAAGTTTGTGGAGATTATAGTTACAGAAAGAAATTTCCTGTCGAGATTCTATCCTACAATAAAAGATTGTTAAGTGTAGCTTTTGAAGCAGCTATGCTTGGGGATGGTACTGATGACAAAAGACAGGGAAGAACTTCTAGGTCTTATTATTCTACGTCGCAAGAATTAATAAATCAAATGCAGGAGATTGCGCTCAAAATTGGATATAGATCACATGTTTCTGAACTTCCTACATGCACTAGACTGTCTCTGTCAAGGTGTGATTATTCGAGGGTTAATAAGGATCAAATTGAATATATTGATTATAGCGGAAAAGTGTATTGTTACAATGTTCCTAATCACCTATTTGTAACAAGAAGAAATGGCAAGATAGGGATACATGGAAACACGGCAGCCGTAATAGATAGGGGCATGCAGGATAGATGCAAAGATTTTCAAGATGTTACTGAAAACTTTGTGAACGAATTTATGATCAAAGAGTTACTGATTGAGGGTGGCTTTAGGGTGGACGAAAAAGAAGAGAACGTAGTAAAGCTTGAGTTTAACGAAATAGACATAGATAATCAAATAAAATTAGAAAATCATTCTGTGTTTAAATATGAGCATGACACCATAACGGAGTCTGAGGTTAGAGGGCTTCTGGGCAAGGATCCGATAACTCCGGAAGAAAGAAAAGACATGTACTTTGAGGTAGTAACAAAACCAAAATCAATAATAATGGCAGTAGATGAACCGTATACCGCTGAAGCAAAGGCTAACGGAGCTGTAGCAAAAGTATCTAAAGAGGAAAAGAAAAAGAAAGCTACCAACAATCGAGAACAACCCACAAATCAACACGGTACAAAAACGGCCAAAACAACCACCAAGCAAGACGATGTGGATGTTAGTCCGAAAGATAAATTGCTTGAGGAAACCTTGGGTGACATCAGGAAGATATCCCACAAAGAAGAAGAGATATGCGATAACGTCACGGTAGATGTGGATGAGCCGGTTGAATCGAAATTTTACGAACCAAAATTTGCAGATAAAATGATGTCTGATATTAATCATTATTGGGATATAACAAGGGATGATGTATTTGATTATATCAAGCAAACATATATAGAAGAGAATAGAAGTTTCAGGGAGTTTACACCAGAAAAGTTAAAAATGATATTGTTCTTGACTAAGGATTCAATCGTAAGAAAATCTGGGTCTTATGTTTTTCAGGCATTTAAGGACGGAATAAGCAATGCGTCTAAGGATTCTGGAAGAGAAGACATAAAGCTGAGTATAGATCCCACAATAAAGTATAAATATTTAGAAGAGAGAATAGACTTATATACGGCAGGATTGTTAAGCGATCTTGGAACCCAGCTAGTTAGAGAGATAAACCCTGAGTTCTCTGATAAAAAGCATGACAAGGAGACAAGGAGAAACATCATACCTATGGTAGCTGGAGTTTTTGATGCGCTCAGATACAGAATAAAATTTACTGCGCATACCGAAATAATGAAGTCATATAATTTTGGTTACGCTCTGGCGATGAGGGAACTAGGATATAAAGAGCTATATTTAAAGTTGGCTCCAAATTACTGCAACAAATGTGAAGAAGCATCGATCAAGGCTTTATCGTTAGAGTATTTTTCATTTGAGGATGTTGCACCAATACATCCAATGTGCAACTGTACCTATATGATAAGGAAGTCATAATGTCGTTTCAACTTAGACCAGAAGATAGTAGAGCATATCAATATCCAAACGCGCAGGATATAGATTTCCTGGGGTACGATAGACCTAGCGACAGGTGGAAAGTTGACGCTTCCGGTATACAGCTGTATGCTTCTGGAATAAGTGTAGAGCTAGATAAGGATGATGATAGCGTCTCGATTTGGTCTGCGTCGGGAACATCAGACATACCAGTATATGCTGCTTCTGACTTCCCGGTAGAAATAAAAGATCCGATAACTGGTAATATCGTAAACATATTAGTAACACCTAGCGGAGTGCATGGGATGGCTGTAATTCCGGCCACAATGGCTCCGACAGCACAAACAGAAGCAAACCCATCATATATATTCACAAGGAATGTGGATGGATATCGCTAGAGATTTTTGGGAGAGATCCACTCCAAGTGAGGCTACCATTTTTTAAACTTGACTATCAAATAATAGAAGAGAATCCATTGGATTCAAAAACGGTTGAAACAGCAGTTAAAACAATAGTTGTTAAACCAGATGATGCCGGCGCAATGCAACAGGCAGTAGAAAACACTTAAGGAGGAAACATGGCTACAGATGGATTAACAGACAGCCTGCCCAGGTACGATCCCAAGGCACAACAGTTGGCCTACAATAACACTACAGACAGGCTTCGCATAGAGCTTCCTCCTGCGGGAGACATGGCGGCTAGCGGAGTTGTAACCATAAATGTAGACCCAACAGAGCAAGACCTTATTAAACAAAGATTTTCATACGACGCAAATGATAACATAGAAACGATAAAAGAAGCGTTAGAAGCAACACCATCGGGTGATCCATGCAAAATGTCTACTTTTTCATACAA